CGGTCAGGAAAGGAGCGGCGCTCAGACCCTGGGAACCACCAGCGAAGTAGACGAGGTCCACACCACCGGAAACGGTGGAGGTCAGGTTGGCTTGAGCAACAGCTTCGCCAACGCCCGAGTTGGACACCAGGCCGGTAGCAAAGGTGATGGTGTTACCGGTGGAGGCATACACACCAGAAGCCACGCGACCGTCGCCCCAACCAGAGGCAACCGAAACAGCAGCCCGATACACATAGATGGGCTGGGTGGCGTTACCGCTCACAACCATACCAGTGATGTCGGTGCGGGTATCGTCATTCCGATAGGGGGAAGGAACGATAACGCTCATGGTTTGACCCTTGGTGGTTTGCTCACCAGAGGCCCAGGTCACAGGAACGTAACCACGCTGTTGGAAGTAACGATAACCAGGGGTAGCCAGCACCGAAGTGGGGCCACCCTTAGAGGCATCATTTACGCCGCTACCGTTGTCATCAATGTTCTTGTACCAGCCGTTAAGCGGCTCTGCCCAGTTACCAGGGTAGATTTTTTTAGAAGACAAATAAGTCATTTATTTCTCCGTTTTATATAAGGGATCAGATGTCGCCATCATCAGACACGAAGCTGAACGCGGTGGTAACGAAGTCCTTGTTAAGGATTTCAAAGCCGGCGTACAGTTGCCAAATCAGGATGATGAAGCGGCTGAAGTCATCGTTATTGTTAATGAGGACTTGAGCGTTCGGGCCGCCGATACCAACGCCGATTGCCTGAGGACCAAAGAAGTAACCTTGGGCAACTTCTTGGGAAGAGTAGGTAGAAGCGTTGAAAGAAGCGTTGACGTTCTTGGTCGGGAAGTTGGTCGACTCGAAGAACTTCACACCTTCAAACTGAACGCCGGTCGGCATCACGGGTTCACCAGCAAGGAAATAACCTTGGCCGGCTTGGGGGCCCATGTAGAAGCTGGCGTTGTTAGGCATCATGGGGTTACCCATGTACATGCCTTGACCCGGGTTACCAGCGTAACGAGCGATCTCACGGAAGTCCGGATCACGACGCAGGTGCATCATGAACGTAGGATCGCAGATACAACGATACAGACCATCGGAATAGGTCGGAACGTTGCGCTTACGCAGGTCCTTAACAACGGTCAGCAGGTCGGTACGCACCTGGAACTGCTGCACTTGAGCGGCGTACTCACCAGTGGTGTAAGAGACGCGGCCTTGGGAATCCTTAACTTTGCCACCGGCAAAATAGTAACCACCTTGGCTGGTACCAGCGGCACCATTGGCTTCGGCTTTGGCAAGCTCGTCAATGAAGACGCGGTCACGCCACCGACGATAGTCATCAAGCAGCGTCAGGCTACCGATGGACTGGTGGAACATGTTGAGGTTACCGGTGTCCAGCAGCAGGCGCTGGGCGGTAATCAGGGTTTCGCGAGCAATCTTGAAGGTGCTCGGCTGGGTCGGATCGCCGGGGTCCGCAGGACCGGTGTATTCCTTAAGCACCACCAGGACTTTCTCCTTGGTGATGTTACGGCTGTTAGCGGTACCGATGGTTTGATCGGCAATACGCTCGCGGCTATCCTTCGTACCAGGGGTACCCCAGAACTTGTAGCGGTCTAACTGAACGGTTTGACCAGGCTGACGGGTGAAGTCATGGACAACCACGGGCTCAACCGCCATCTCAGCGATGTAGGCAGGGTGGGGACGATAGAGTTCCGCACCTAAAATCTTCGGAAAATCGTTATCAATGAACACTTTGTTTTATCCTCCAGTGTCGCAGGAAGTGTTTTTATCGGATGAAAGATTCAGACATTACTATGTCTTATCTAACATAAAGTTTAGCAGGATCTAATTTTTATTAGATATACTGCGTAGTCGGCGTCTTGTAGCGAGCGCCGGCAGAGTTACTGGAACCATAAGATTCCGGATCAACGGGCATTCCTTGCTGTAAACCGGGAATACCTACCATTTGTCCAACATTTGCAGCGCCGCCGCCAAGCATGCCGCCAAGTCCACCAGCGGCTGTTAAAGCAAGTGGAATGCCAGCAGTATTAATAACTGCCTGGCCGCGACGTGCAGAAGTTTTAAGGTCATTTCTTAATTTGGCGGGATCTTCTCCGGCACGAACAGCAGCATTTAAAATGTCACGACCAAACTCAGAAGTTTGAACTTCGCTTGGTGACATTTTTGCACGTCTAGCAACTGCACCTGGGTTTTCAAGGCTTACTGCCCCAATGTTGCGCATGGCTGTTGCGGCTCTTCCACGTAGGCCAGGAATCTGTGTTCCAAGAGCAGCACCTAAAGCGCCAGACCCTAAGGCCTCCATACCTAATCTTGCAGGTCCTTCTTCAGCAGCTTCACCGGAAACAATGTTTCCCAAAGAAGCAAGGCCAGCGGCACCAAGGCCGCCAGCCACTGCAGAAGCTACTGGATTTCTGCTGATTAAATTTGCATATTTACCAGCAAGTTTCAACACTGCCTCACTCCATCACAAACAGTTTGTTAGCAACGGTTTGAGGCTGGGCCTGGTTCAGAACACGCCAAGCATTCTGGGGGTCACGAGCCATCAACTCATTGAAGCTACCCCAGAAGTTTTCGGGTTGCTGAGGAGCAGCAGACGCAGGAGGAGCAGGGAATTGACCCATTTGGGGCTCAATGGCACCAGTGGGATAGCCACGGGTTTCCAGTTGCTCTTCGCTTTCGTACACGGGGTACGGACCTTCGGGGCCAAAGAACTTCAGGGTGTAATCGCTGAGTACATCGGGATTGGTAAGAATCTCGTTGTAAGCCAGGTTCTCCTGATGCTCATTGACTGCAAAGTTTGCATAACCGGTGATCAAACCAGCGGCTTGGTTGCCCCAGGCAACAGCACTGTCCAGCATGCCTTCCAGTTGGAGGGCATAGTTATTTAGTACGGCGGGAGCTTCCACCCCGAACGCGTCGATCACCTGACGGCTTTCCTGGCTCAGATCCAGATAATCCGCGATTGCGCTGTTCACTTCCGCGTGTGCTTCCTGCGCCGAGGAGCCCACTAAGTAGGTTGGGGAAGAGTTGGGCGAGTAACCCTGGTTGAGATACGAGGTCGGCGCTGCCGATTGTTGCGTAACTTGGTTGCTGCCCAGACCGTAGTTCGCCGGGGTAAACTGAGTCGGATTCGCTGAGGGTTGACCCTGGAACGGGGATTGCACTGGTGCGCTCAGCAGGTTCACCACCTTGTTGAACGCCGATTCCCACGGATTCCCCGCCGAGTCCGCCGCCGGTTGGGATTGGGGGGCGTACTGAGTAGGGGCTGATTGGTAGCTGGGGGCTGCCTGAGGTACCGCTTGGGGGTAACTCGTACCCACCTGATAAGCCTGGGGTGCCGGAGCTTGGTAGCTGCTGGGCGCCTGCGCTGGCACCACGTAGCTGCTGGGAGCTACGGCCACTGGTGCTTGGCTCGTCTGTGGGATCGATTGGACGGTAGCGTCCTGCATAACTCATCTCCTTTTGTAGAGCTTCTAAAGTTCGATACAGATAGGGTGTTAAATCCAATCTCGGATCCGCAGCCATCGGTAAGTCCGGTGATTGCGGGTGGGGGGTCTGCATCATGCCTCCCACTAGGCGAGCGAATTGAGAGTAAGCACCCTGTAATTCGTTCACCATCCTGAAGGGGAACCCAGATAACATCTCGGCTCTTTCCTCATCCGTTTTTGACGGGAAGAGGTATTTCAGTGCTTCAATGCTATCAACACCTAATTCTTGAAGGTTCCTAACAACAATAGAGTTGTTCAGGATGTCTTGCGTGGAATCTTCGTAAACGGGTCCCATCCACCGCCACAACACTGTGACATCTCCATCAGGAATTAATCCCAGGACACCAGGTGGAACTTGTTGAGTCTTAAGTGAAGCAATCATCAACTGCTTTACTTGGTCCTCAAACATATTCATAGCTTCTGAATACATCGCAGCTTCTTCACTTGTTGCAGTCTCTGGAAGTTCTAACGGCTTTTCAATTCCAGCAGCAGCGGCAAGTGTTTCGCGGAACAGGCGTTCCTCTTGGTAAATAATTAATTCAAGACAACGAGAAATACCGTAAGTGTAAATTGCAATTGCTTTTTTCTTAGATGTGGCAGAAACACGTCCAAACAGTGACTTGTACTCAGTTGCGGTAACGCCTGCAGAAATTGAAAGTTCGTCTACACCACCAAGTGCAGTACGGATTTCTTCTCGGTATTGACGTGCGAAAGAATTTTGGTCGCCAGTGATGGCATCTGGGACGATGTAACCAACACGGTCGTTTGGTTCCAGGTTTGCAATGACGCGTGGAACCCGGATCTGTCCATCGACACCACGACTGATCGGATCAGACTTAAACGTTGACCGACTCAGGGCACCCATACTGGTGAACCCAGAGTTGGCTGCGATAGAAGGACGCTGAACCGTGGTTTCTGTACCAGACTCCATTAAGTCTGTCTTTGGACGAGACGAAAGTAAAGTCGGATTACCAAAAAACTGAACGTTCTTACGCATGGTACGGACCATGTCGTCATGCGTACAAATGTGATTTGCTAACGCATCAAACTCTCCAACACCTTCAGTAGAAAAGCCCTTGGGGTTGTTAAAAATTTCAACGCAAGGAATAAAACCAAGCGTGTTCCTAAACGTTTTAGTTTTACCAGGAATTGCTTGGTACTGTGTATCAAAAGAAATTTCACCTTCAGAGTGAGTTTCTTCGATTGTTTTCC